GTTTCCCAGTCACGATCCTACAGGACAAAGGCATAAGGGAAAGGGGCTTCCGCTTTCGCCCATCCGTTCTCGATGACAATCTTGATCTTGCTCATTTGGAAACCCTTTGAAACCTTAGCCGCCAACGGTCAGCAGCAGTACAACAAAGCATTCCGCTGGATTGGCGGTAGTACACAGCAATGTACCATGTTCCATCTATGCGGCACTTAGCAGCACCCGCCTCGACAAACTCATAACTGTCCTTACCATCTACATGCTTGTACTTGTAACCCTTCCCTTTTCCGTATTCAGCATTGAGCACTTCAATCTCCTTGCGCTCATTGCTAGTTGAGGATTGGTTTTCCGTTTTCGTCTTTGCCATAGTCCTTCTCCTGAATCACTGCTTTGAGCTGTTCATAGACCTTTTGAGTCATGTACATTTTTGTTCCATGGTAAACAGACATATCATCTGTTACAGTGTATTGCGCCCCCGTCTTATCATCCTTGATGACTGTTCCAGGTTCAACTTGAATCAGTTCTAGCCCAGAAAAGGGAATAAGTATTTGAGTCATTGTTGTTTCCCATCCCTCGTGTTCCAGTATTGAAGGGCAATCGAGAATGTCCGTCCAATAGCTGCAGGGCCAATCGAACAGAACTCATGATTACAATAGATTGTGATATTGCCCCGCTTGTCACGTCCCAACCATTCTTCAACAACAGGAGGGAAGCCGCAAAATGGGCAGGGCAGAGGTTTGTTGTTCATAGCATGTCATTCCTTTCTGCGAGCCATTGCGGGAGAGTTACAACCCACAAGGTCTTTGATGATGGCTTCTTGACATATTCGATCTGAGACCGGGGAAGCCAGACAGCCTCTTTATTATCGTCCCACTTGAATAGAATGGCTTTCTTCTCGGGCTTATCATAAATGATTTGCCCTTCAACATCGATAAGGTCTGACTTGTAATTAGCCATCACACAAACCTCTTTGGCGGCATGTAGATCGATCCGCTGACTGGCCTCCAAATGTGAAGGCAGTTGTTGTGAATGTTGACGTGTTCGGAAACTGGAGGATGAATCTGGAAGCAAACCTCTTCAGGTAGAAAGAACAGACGCTTCATTGAATCCATTTCGGTCCAGTTGGGAATACGGTTCTGACGTGACACTGATAGGTGTTCCCACTCCATAGAATCACCCGGCTCACCATCAATTGTCGCAAGAACCTTCAACGGTTTTCCATCAATAGGGGAGGGGACAAGAAACGCTCCCGCAAACTCGTTGCCGAAGCTTCCCTTGAAGATAGCAAAGGCTTCCGCTGTCCGTATGCGGTATTGGTCGACTGCTGGTTCAAGAAGATTGCGCATTCATTTCTCCTGTTTAAGTTCATCAGGTATTCCATCCACATCACAAAGGTATCGGATTGCCTTTACAGAGATCATCCTAAAGTTTTGTGGAACTGTTCCTTTTATTGCATAGATTGCCTTCCCCGCGCGTCCACGGTCCATGATTGCTGGGGCCATGCGGTAATAATCCCATGCATTGATCTTACAAAAGATTTCATCAGTGTCATCGCGCGCAAAGATGTTGAGGGCCCAAGCAGAACCATCCTCAGCAGTCGCATCATATAGCTTTCCGTTCCGCTTGATGATGTTTTGTTGATCATTTTCGTTACGTGGAGCGATGCGCGTCAACACAGCAATGATCATTACCTCTTCATAACGCCCACGTGCAGGATCGCATTGGACTGTTTTGACTTCAACAGGAGAGCTAAATATATTCTTGACTGTCAAATCAGGAACGTGCTTGGCAACAGCATCCCTAACAGGGAACAATGAGTCAATCTCAGTCTTAGCATTCTCCAATCGCTTTAGAAGCGCAGGACGTATTGGCTTCCCCTTCTTGCGGCATTCCATAATCTCTGAAACAGTAGCAGGGCCAAACCCCTTTATCTGAGTGAGTGGTCCCACAAGGAGGTGTCTGCCTTCCTTTTTCGTTGGAACCCACTTGTCTGTAGAAGCTTCCGCATCAACAGGAATGTAATCAACACCTTCATCCCTTAGCTCCCGCAACATAAGGATTTGCCGCGCTGGATCACTTTCCGCATCTAATGTTGCGGCCGCAAATTCTAGGGGATAGTGAGCCTTGAGGTAACAGCTGTAATAGGAGACCATTCCATAAGCAACAGCATGTGAGCGGTTGAATCCATAGGAGCCAAATGAACACAAGTCATCCCAAAAAACATCAAGCACATCACGTGGGATGCCCTTCTTTTCTCCTGCTGTCTTCCACTTGTTCCCGTATTGATCGAAATACTCCTTACCCAAGGACTTGGACATTGCCTTACGAAGCTGTGTAACATCTTCCCAAGTCAAATCACCAATGTCCTTACCTATCTTCATGACTGTTTCTTGGTACATGACGATGCCTAGAAAGGGGCGCAAGTATGGCTCGAAGATGGGATGTGGTGCAGTGAATTCTTCTAGGTTCATGCGCCGCCTTACCCATTGTTGAGCCCTTCCTGTTGACATTGGACCGGGGCGTGCTAGGGCAATAATGCTGATGATGTCTTCAATGTCCTCAATGACAATAGATTTTACCAGTGATTGGATTGCCAATCCATTGAATTGGAAGATGCCACTGAAGTGAGCCTTGTTAAGAACATCGAATGCTTTCTTATCGTTGGTAGGAAGCTTTTCAAGAAACCCGTTGCGCGGCTCCTTGCCGATTAGCTCTAAGGTGCGTTCGAAGATTGATAGCTGAGTTAGACCTAGTGCATCGATCTTGAGAAAGTTGTAATCCTCGGAATCACGGCCATCGCACATGATAGACTTTGTAAGGGAGTTGACTGCGACGTATTTGATGATTGGTTCTTGAGTGATGACAATGCCAGCTGCGTGTTGTCCAGGGTTGTTTGGGTGACGGTCCATCTTTGCTGCGATTATGATCTCTGGATATTCGGTTAGGATGTCGCGGCCTGCTTCTGTATCGTTCAATGTGTCCTCAATGGCCTGCTTAGCACGCGAATCACCGTCAGAGCGGTCAATGATTGAGTCGATGACCTTGTTCATCTTCCATTTAGGTATTTGTAGGGCCAATGCTGCTTGATTCAAGGCTGAACGGGGTTTGAAAAGGCCGATTGTTCCTAGACGTGCAACACGGTCCAACCCATATTTCTTTTCCGCATAATCAAACACAAGCGAGCGCTTATCATCGCTGAAATCGATGTCGATGTCGGGCAAGTCCTTGCGTGTGGTATCGATAAAGCGCTCAAACAACAAGTCATACTTGAGAGGATCGATTGTCGTAATATCGAGCAAGTAGCAAACGAGAGAGCCGCAGGATGATCCTCTTGCAGGCCCAACAATCATCCGTTCCTTAGCCCACTGGACCATATCTGCAATGATGTAAAAGTAATCCTCGAAATTCTTGAGTGTTATCATTTCTAGCTCACGCGTGAGCCGGGGACCATACACCTTGTCCTTGAGGTTTATACCTAGGCGCTTTGCCCCTTTCTCACACATCGCTCTTAGTGTCATTGGGTGTTCTGGGATTAGAAGGGTTGCTTTCTTGAGCTCTGCCCGGCATTCATCGGCAACAAAATTACGATTTTGTAATGCCTTCTCCGCCTGCGGCTCAGAACAAATCATTGAAACAGCTTCCATCCATTCCTTGTCTGAAAGAATGTGTTGTGGATAGCTTTGGCTATTGTTGCGGCGTCCCATCATGACGCGATAGAATTCACGGTCTTCAACTGTCGTGTACAAGTTATCGGAAACAGCTAGCCAACGGAAGCCGCCCAATTGTCCTGCCTTGAATTGTCCTTTCGGAAGTGAGGGAGACAAACCCAAATAGAAATCAGGGTCATCAGCATCACACTCACTTAGGACAGCAGTGTGGCCTGCTATACGAAAAAGCCCTTCAGTGTCGAATGCTTGAGCATAATCAATTGTTGGTTGTTTTCCGGGATTGGCTGTTGCCAGCCCAATGAGCTTGTGAAGAGGCTCTAGATCATTCTTCGCAATAAATGTCCAATAGTCAATGTTTGGCTGCTTCTCCCCTAAAGAAGTGACCACACCAAGCTCAACACCATAGATAGGACGCAATCCGAGTTTCTTCGCGGCCTTTGTATAGCGGTTAAATCCGAATGTCGAGTTGCGGTCTGTGATTGGAGCAACATTCCAACCTAGCTCCTTGATCCTCGCTAGCACATCCTCGATGTGGCCTGTTGCCACACGGAAACTATAGCCTGTTCGTATTCTCAAGATGCTTTCTCCCCAATAGGTTTTTGATGAAACTCATCAGGCAATGGATAGTGAATTGTCAACATTGAAATTGAAAGACCATAGTGAAGATTAGACACATTGTATGCCTTGACGTAGCTGTTGCTTTGTCCTCCAATCACAACCTCTCCATGAGGCCAAAACTCTGGAGTGTATCCGCCCTTCAATGTTTTCTTCCACACCAACATCGGAAGCTTCTTATCAACCTCTTTTGCTGACGCAGCATCCGCAGCACGCGGAGAAGCGCCTGCAATAACTTGCGCAGCTGCTGGAGGAGGGGGATTGATAGGGAGGGAGCCTGCTTCTGTTGCGGGAGGGGGCTGTAGCTTATCGATGTAGTTTTGAGCCCATTCCCGTATCTTTATGAGTTCCCGGCGCAGTTTATTGAGATCAATGTTTTCCATCATAGCTCTCCCAACTTGTGTAGTTCGCAAATACAACGAACAAGGGCTGCCACATCGACCTTTGCCCTGTGCGCTCCGCTGAATGGAGTTTTGAATAGATGTTCGTGAAGCTTCGTTAAAGAGAGGCGATGACCACGCAAATGAATCGTTTGCTCAACTGTACACAAGCGTCTTGGCCAAGCTATCTTTTGCTCCAGACGCTCAAACTCGATGTCGACCATGTCCATGTCGAATGATAGATTATGGGCGAACACGAGGGATTGTCCTTCAATAAACTCCTTGATTCTTGGAGCAACAAAAGCAAAGACAGGCTCATTTGCCAACATCTCATTGGTAATCATGTGATGGCTGATTTGTTCTGCATTCATAGACTTACGTGGCTTGATGAGTTGATTGATCTCCCGGAACATTTCTCCACTGACAGGATCGAATTCAACTCCATAAAACTCAACAATCTCAGGAAGCCGGTCTAGACTCAGCTTCCGGTTTTCGACTAGGCCAGTGGTTTCTGTATCGAACGCAAACCAACGCAGTTTTGGCTTCTTGATGACAGGCTTACTGACTGTCACTTTCTTGATTTTCCTTTTCATGGGGTTTTCTCCAGTTGAATCATAAGCATAAGGTTCATGTGTGAATGCCCCATGATGCAAGAGTTATTGATCCTGAGCCTCCACTTTTCCTCCTCTAGCCCATTTACAAGGTTCATGCTGTAGTATTTCTTTTCAAGCACATGAACAAAGGTTTTCTCAGTGAAGTACAACTGATTGTTGATGTCGTGAAAGGCTTGCTCACTGGCAAAGTAGGGGACAGCAATGTTAACAAGCCCTTCTGTCCTAAGAACGCGCTGAAACTCACGAAGCTGAAGCATGAATTGTTCGCGTGTCAGAAATTCGAGGAAATGATATGTGATGATCCCATCAACACTTTCATTTGCAAAATCGGATAGCAAAGGGGCTGACCACCCTTGATCAAGCGAAAGGGGGATTGTTCCTTTGATGAGCTTGTTGCCTGCTCCAATGTTGAGGATGACTGGACCGGAAAGAAAATTCCAATTTCCAATGTCTCTCAACATTGCTGCTTCATAGTTCTCTTGAAGGGAGAGGGGGAGGTTAAGAGAGAAATTAGACATTCTTTCCTCCTGCGCGGATTTCTTGATCCATCTTGGCTAGCATTTGTAGATACACAGAACTGTCATCAAGAGAGTCATCATGCCCGCCCTTCTTGAACATCTGTCCGTAGCGCGTCATCTTGACCACACTTATGAGGAACATGGAGAAGCGATTGAAATCATCCTCGCTCTTAAGCTCAAGGCCATGAGGAAACATTCCCAGCATAACCTTGCCGAAGAATTTGTAGTTGTCCCCATACACTGCAGCCCGCTCATCAAACAACGCTCCCAGCTTCTTAAGGCTTTCAGCGACAGGGTGAGATTGTTCAGACATTGTTAAGCCCTCCTCATTGTGTATTGCATTACGTTCAAATTCATCCCCCTTAGCTCAGCACAAACATCCTCGCGATCATCAATGACCAGCGAAATGTTCTTGAAACCTTCAGGGTAATTGATCTTGATGAGGTGTGCTTTGAGCTTTGGCGTTGGCTCAAACAGCATATCCATAGGACGCATAAAAAGCTCATCCATTGGGACATAGTGCTTAATCATCCAGTCCATAGTTAGCTTTCGCCATTTCTCAGGCCGTGCAGTCAGGCCCACAATGTGATAACTACCGGCAAAGCAAAGAGTTTGAAGCATGGAGACAATTGCAGGATTTGGATTATCCTCCCGGCTCGCATAGTGATACGAATCATAGTCAGGAGAGGCCCCAGACAACATATTGTCCCGCCAGAACGCATCAGAGATAACGTGGTCAATGTCGCACAGAACAATACGCCTATTCATTGAATGCTCCTTTGTTGTCTGAAAGAACTTTGAACAAATCATTGAAAGCCCTTCTGAGCTTTGTAATGATATTCCTTTGCTCATTCAGCTGATGAGTAACCTTGACCCGTTCCTCGTGAAGCCAGGTTAAGGCTTGCTGAGCATTTTGAGGTGTGAAAGGATGCGTACAATCACAAACCTCGCACATGTCAGATTTTTTTCTCACGAAGTATTCACAAGCCAAATCGCAATAGCAAAGCAACAAGGGATCATCTTGTGTTTGCGATCCTTCAACTGTTGGCTTTTGCTTAAAGCCATTTTCATCTGTGCCGATCATTTTGTTCCCTTTCCTTCTGCCGCCAAATCTTAATCCCTTTGGCCATCAAGTGTCCCCAATAAACAATGATGATCAAAGCAAAGCCCCAAGCCCAATAGGATACTACTCCAAACACCCAGAACAAGAAAGCGAGGTAGAATGGGCAGGCAAGAATGAGAGCATTGATGATGCCGCGAAAGAAGCTTAGTCCATCGTTCCTGTTTTCTAGCATCGTTTCAGCATTTTCTTGTATCACTTCGCTTCGTATAGCGCTCCGCTTCCCTTCCTTCTTACCCTATCCCTCCCGGATAGGCTCGAAAACACACCTAGGATCACTCCCTATAGGGCTTTCTCCCTCTAGACCTAGGGCGGGGAGATTTCCGGGATTACACATTCCTAGGTGTGCGGTAAGGGGAGCGTTTCCAGGAGCGGGAACGGATAAGACTAAGAGACCACATCCAAACTTCTCCACTATTTGGCCAATCCACAAAGGACCAACGGCACTTGCGGTAAGCGTCAGCAACTCCCGGCTTGTTCCATTGAGCGACAAGAGCAATAGCAAGTTTGGATTGTGGCCGCAATTCATGGATCGCCATCCTCATCTTCTCCTGCCCAAACAGGGGGCATTGTTGGCTTTGCGGGAGGAATAGCAGTAACTGGACAAGGGGCTTCTAGTTCGCTCTCCCCCTTCCCGCACTTACGGCAAAGCCCTAAGACAACCTCGCCATTGCTGTCGAGAATGCTGGTTGGGCAATCCTTATCGCCTGTTTTGTATAGATCGTGACCCAGAAAGGCAGGCTTGTTGAGGGTTAGAGGCTGATCATTCTTAAGACGATTCAAAACCCGTTCAACATTGTCTGAATGTGAATCAATCTCGTTCATGAGTTGAGACCCAATGGCAAGATCATTCATGCTGTCGCAGTGCCCTCCCTGTTCAAAATTGAAAGCATAGCGATTGAGTTTGTAGACCAGTTGAACGAAGTGAGAGAAGCGGTTGAACTCCCTTTCTGTATTGAGGACTATGCCGTTTGGAAAGAGAGACTTTAGCACTGGCCCCATCTGCTTGTAGCTGTCGCCGTATTCGCTGGACTTAGCAATAAATTGGTCCGCGATCCTTGATAGGCTTTCGCCGACTGTCTCTGTCATGATTCGAACCTCTGTATGAGTTTCCAAAAGTACCCTGACTCAGCCCGCTTGTCGAAGATAACATAGCGATAGGTCCGTTTCTTATCGATCAAGTATGCATTGGTATGAGATTTCGTTCTGACATCCATGATGAGATTGGTTTCCCCATGCTGTTCAATATAACCCTGGATGTCATCACAATGCTGTCCAAAATGAGACAGGTACAACTCGGAAAAGTTGAATGGGATGAGCTCGTGAAAGGTGTCCTTTCGATTAGGATAGTGAAGATATTCCCGCTCCAGCCCAGTCAGGTAGTCGAACGCTAGATAACCAACCTTATCCTTGATCTCGATCCAAGGTTCAGAGCTATTGCGGCGGAAACGTCCATCAAAGACAACTCTGTCTGTAACAGAACACTTTTGTGCTTGATATTCCCACTCATACAAGTTCCAGCATCCAAAGGCAATTTGCTCGATCTTATCGTGAAGAGATACTTGTTCCATGTTAGCCCCCTATTACATAGTTGTGACCATGATTGTGAACAGATGCGCTGTGAAATAGCCCGCAGATAAAGTCAGCAGTCAATCCCACTTCCATTTCTCCCGTTCGAAGGCGCGACAATTGATAGGCGCGGCCCTCCTTAAACGTCATGCCACGAAGGGGAGGGAACGCCTTGTCAATGTAATTGCTGATTCCTGTGTTCGCAATCTTCCCCGGCGATACGGAAAAGATAACACATTCTTGGGGCTTGATCTCATGAGCCATCTGGCGCACAAGCATGAGCTGTGCTGCCTTCGATAGATTGTAGGCTAGGGAGTGTGTGAACGGTTGAAGAGCCGCATCACTGACAATATGAAGGGCAAGTTGTAATGGAGAAAGACTATTGCCCATCAGGAAACGGTTGAGATAGAATTGAGAGTAACAGTTCACATACATCAACTCAGAAAGCAAGTCCCCATCAACATCCTTGTGAGGAGCGATCTTGTTTAGGCCGGCAACGTGAACGACGGCGTCAATTTGTTCTTTGCCAAGTTCATCAATCCATTTTCCTTTGTCTTTCAAATTAACTTGGATGTCAGCATCCGTTCCAGGCACATCGAGCGTCACAACATTATATCCGTAAGTGTCGGCAAGACGATTGGCAATGTAGCTGCCGAGTGTTCCCGCGCCGCCCGTAACGAGAACTGTCTGAATGTTAGTCATCTTCTGTCTCCATTGTGTAGATGTATGAGTGTGGCGGATGAGGCTTGTTGGCTTTTAGGTCAATGATGCTTATCAGTTTCTCCGCCTTTATCAGCTTCTCCGCCTTTATCAGCTTCGCGTTGCGAAAGTCCATCTTGCTGGGTTTCCCCTTCGCCATTTGCTTCTTTTTGAAGATTGCCTTGCGCCGTCTTGGATTGACTTTCTTCATCGATTTCTCCGCCCTTGCTCACGATCCTATCCAACCGTTCCACCTCAGCAACAGCAAGCGCAATCCCCTTAATTAAATCGCGCCGCCGGTCAGTTGTCTTCCACCACTTCTTATCGAATGGCCACCATGATGGAGGTTGATTGAACTCTTTCCGCCTTTCACGCTTCTCCGTGGACCAGCTAGCGCAATCGATATAAGCCGCCGCTGCAATTGCAAGGCTTCTATCAGTACGATTGTCATCTTGATTGGGATCGAAGCCTTCAACATCAATCTGGCATTCGCGTTCCTTGGCGATGTCGTTGAGGACTTTGTAGGTTGTATGAGGGGCGGTCATCATTTGTCTCCATTGAAAGGGTTTGTAGCGAGGGAAATGGGCACAATCGCAAAGATCATCCCCACAGTAAGCAAGGCACTTTTTCCGGGAAGGAAAGAAAGGAGCAACAAGGATCATATAAGCTTCTCCATTGTTGCAAATTTGTAACAAGCAGTACACAAACGCCCGAAAGGCTTTGATAGAGGGTCATCCGGGTTATAGAATTTGCGGCCGCAATTCTCGCAAGCACTCCCAGACATCTTGTCAAGTGAAGCAGAATGCCGCAAGGCAAATTGAGAAACATTGTCCTTGAGTGCCTGCTTAAAGAACGATTGGCGTTTTGAGAATGTCTGGCTCATTCTTTCCCCTTTATCCATGCTGAAAAAAAGTACACAAAAATGTAACAGAACAATCCTACCCAAAAGAGAGTTGCTAGAAACTCACTGAATGGATAGTCGAACGGAAAGTGAAAGGACAGGTCCATCAACCCCAAGCTCCCTTGAGACGGTCTAACTCCTTGAGTGCATCATTGATTCTTGGCTTGCTGAATGGCGTTGCGCTTCCGAGCGCTTCCTTGAGAATGGTATCTAGCATAGGGGTTGCCGTCCGTTCTGGGTAAAGAAAATCCCTTGTCCAAGGCATAACGTGCATTACACACTCAGCCATCTTCTTGTACACTGAAGTGTACTCGCCTTGAGCCCGTAGGTTGTCGCGCTTTCCTGCTAAATCTGCGAGGGTCCGTAAGTTGAACTTAGCAATGATGTTGGTGCTAATATTCGTTGGGAGAAGGCCACGTGCATCTTCAGCCTCAATCCCGTTCTTTCTTAAGTCCCTATATGCCAGGTCAATGAATTTCATAGCATTGTCCCAGCAAGCAGAAGCCTCGCTGTTATTCAAAACAGAGACAGGCTTAACATCTGTAAAGCCGGACATGTCAACGCTGCGCTGTGATTGTTGTGCATAGCTGCCTGTCCTTGTACGGACGAATTGATGGGTAAAGGCACGTGTAACCCCAACAATCTGGAATGTGTAATCAACAAACTCCCATGATGAACGGATCGTGTTGGCGATGTATTTGAGTTTCTCCAGCGTTTCAGCCTCGCTCATAAGCATAGTCTTTTCGAAGCTATCTGAACCTTGCTCTAGGCGAGTGTCCTTCGTGTAGCAAAGAAGCTTCGCAGCATACAACTTATCCGGGTGACCGGCGCCAGTGTAATCAATAAGAGACACTCTCATGTTAGTTGCTCCCATTGATGATTGGGTTGAAAGGTGGCTTTACACCTTGAGATTGATTCATCATTTGAATCAATTGTCCAGGAGGAAGGCCAGCTGCCATGCGAAGGTTTGCGACAATGTAGGATTGCCCTGGAACCCCTAGCAACATGAAGGGAACTTGCTGAGTGTTTATCCGAGTTAAAAGCTTGGAAACGCTCGCAGCATCGCCAGCGTGTTGTGTTGCGCCTTTCATCGTTTGCTCGAACATTTCCTTGACTTGTTGTTCGGGGATGATGAGGATGGACTTGGCCGAAAACTCTAGCATGATGAGCTCCTGTTACTTGATTTTCTCTGCGTTGCGTTTTTGGAAGTGGGCCTTGTCCTTAGATAGGACGCGGTTGAGTTCCATTGACTCAGCACAATCTGCATCGTGCCCAATCGAATCAGCAAGTGCCAAAAGAGTTATCCCAACTCCCCCTAGCTCTTGAATTGGCGCTCCGCTCTTGCGCTTGTAGACTGCATTAGCAACCTTGATGCATTCGTGCTTCGATAGATTGAGGGATTGAACCAGTTCAAAGGCTTCCTCAATAAAGCGCAAGCAACGAATGCGCTGGCTTTTTGCTTGATCCTTTCCGAAGGTTTCCTCAACCCATTCAGCAACAGCACGCTGACGCTGCTGACGGTCAATCATTCTTGATTTAGGTTCAATCACTAGCGTCTCTCCCCTTTTCAATCATCTTCCCTAGCTCAAACTCCTCTAGGTCATCTACATTCAGGCCTAGAGAATGTCCGAGCGTTAGGAGCGATAGCCCAACTTTGCCGACTTGTTGCTTTGTACTAAATCGCTTTTGATGATAGACGGTTTCGAACATCTCATTCAGTTTCGCCCGTGAGATATTCATAGAATGAACAAGGCGCAGGGCTTCCTTAATGAAGCGCATCACCTGAATGCGATCATTGTTCAGCTTCTCCTCCCCAAACAAAAGAGAGAATTGTTGCGCGGCTTTGATTTGCCTGTCCACTCGATCCTTCATCATATTGTTTTGTCCAATATCTTATGGAATTGCTCTTTAGTCATTGAAGAGAAAGCCTTGTCCATGACCTCCCGTTCAAGATTGCTGAAACCAGAGCCTTGATAATAGGTTCCAATTTCCAATGGCCACTTGCGGTCGCAAATAGGAGAACCACAATTACATTCCATCCAAGTCAGCTTCATCTTACCACCATATTCCTTTCATCAAGTTCTTAGGTGTCGTTCCAAGCGCCAAAGCGAAAGCTTCAATGTTGTGAAGCAGGAGCCGCTGTCTTCCTGATTCGATGTTTGTGATGGATGTTCTATCAAGACCAACCCGCTTAGATAGATCACCCTGATTCAATCCTAGAGCTTCGCGGATCATGCGGATACGGATACCAACGGATTGATGGACAGCTTCAATCTTCTTCAACATTCTTGTAACTCCCATATGTATCGTTCATTGAGCGAAGCCAAGCTTGAGCCGCAAGCTTTCCGGGCGGATCGAAGCCAATAACATCCTCCGACATAATCCGGTTCACTTCTATAGCAACAGCTGACTCATCATGGCTGGTGGCTTCATAATACATTGCTGCGAGTTGAAGATGATGAACCATCAGCTCAAGGGCTTCATCCCTCGTTACACGCGGGGGAGAAGACAACAACAGCTTACCATCTGCCTTATTGGGTGGCTGACGGTGGCGTGGGGTCTTGTCGAGGGAAAAGCGAGTGAACCCTGAAGGCTTGTTGAGGGAAGAACGAACGGACTTTGGTGGCTTGGGCAAATTGTCCCGGCAAGCTTCTCCCGCATAAGCACCACAGCGAATGCATTCTCCATTCACAGTTGCCAGGTTCGATAATTGACGGCAAGGTTCATCGCTCATTTCACTTCCTCCTATTAATCTCATATAAGCTACTACCATTGAACCAACGTTCGATGAGCCGGACATCTTGAACAAGATCATCCAGCAACAACGAAGGGCGCCACGTAGCAAAACGTCCAAGACTATAGATATTGAACTCACGTGTTGCCCAACTCATGAAGTCCTTCCGCACAACATCGCTGATGGGGAGTATCTTGTGATACATTTGATCATAAATTTGAAAGCTTCCATCCTTAGCTGAAGCCTCATAACTCATTCCTAGGAACAAGAATGATTGATCGATCATCTTCTGTATCAATGCTGGGGTTGCTTGTTCCTTCGTCATTCCGGGAAACTCGATGATCATTTCATTTCCCGTAATCGATATGCGGCTCATTGGATATTCAGGATTAGTGATGTACAAACTCACATAGGCATCTGTTGCATACAGCTTCACCTTTACATTTACTCCTCTTTGAGACGGGAAAATAAATGGAGAAGAACCTTGGCCCTTATAGTTGAGAGCGTTCATTAGCATCGGCATTGGCATCGTTGAAATGATCGCGATGCCTTGCCTCTTGGCATCTTTGCTTGGGCCAATCAAATCTTCCTGGGGATCGAAATAACTTTCTCCAAAACGAAACTGTTCTCCCGGAATCATTTGATACATCTGGGATATTAGGTTTTGAGGTGCAATGTAACGGTCTTCACGCACAAATGAGGAAGACACTACGCTGCGATCACTCGAATATTGTCCTGTGTTCTTGAATGAGTATGCAAGCGCATCCGCAACAGGATTGGTCCAAGGCAAAACCGTCTTGATCATTGTTACCTTCTTGAATGGAATGCCTAGGACATCCCCAACAATAGGCGAGCGGAAGCGAAGGACTGCGGAGTGATTGTTTGGAAGGGTGGGTTGTTTCTCAAAAACACATGGCTTGTAACGGCTCAACATGTTGGCTGCTAGAAGGCCAGCCATCCCTGCACCAATGATTGAAACTTTCATTTTTGCCCTTCCTTGTTGATGAGCTCCGCAATATGAAATTGCGTTGAAGCTAAAATCTCTGCGCCCGTTTCCTCGAACGCTTTTGCGAGAAACCCCTTGGCGGGGGTTTCTTCGATGGACCCTTCTGATGGCATCTTTTCAACTGCATCCGCAAGACGATTGATTGCCTCGCCAACATAGAGGATCGCATCAATCATGTTGGCCTCGCCAACATTGAACCCCTTGAACCGCAAGGAGTTACGGTTAGCCAGCGTGCTCATTGGGATTATCTTCCTTGTAGACCTTGATGAGGTGTTCGAGTGCGATATGACCTGCGTGAGTTGAGCAATAGTGATTTCCATTGATGCAGTATTTGGCTTGGCGCTCGCAACGGTAATCGCGTTTTCTCATATCCCGGTACATCTTTCCAGAATAAGAGATTTCAGCCTCGCAGCGGGGTTTCGATCCCCGCTTGTAGTAGGCCAGCAGTTGTTCAACATGTAGAAGGGCTATTCTCATTGGTTGGTCCTTTTCGAGAACCCCTCCCGCATAGATTTGGGGAAGCGGGAGGGGCCTATCAGCTGGAGGCCCCAGTTACATTAGGGGCTTTCGATATTATTGCGTTTCAGTGTCCTGTGTTACAAAACCTAGCGAGCGAGCGGCTCGCCATCGCTATCCCGCGTTATGCGGAATTGGAGTGTTCTGGGGCATTTGGGTCCTTGTAGAGGCGTGCACGGACTGCTGCATCCTTCGCCTCCAGAAGCTTTCGAAGCGCAACAGTGCGTTCTGGGTTACGGGGAAGGGAAGTGATAAGCTGATTCGCAACAACTTGGAATTGCATGGAGATTTCTCGGAGGGGTAGTGGAAGGTGATTCCATGCAAAGAATTGAAGGATAGGCTCCTTATCCATTAGACCCTCCTGCCGCTGGTTGTTGCTTCACTCGCTCCCGGCTTATCACCTTTCGGAACAGTCAATGGTGACTTGTCCATGTTCCAATCGATGCGAGGGAAATCGAACCAAGCACCCTCGGCTTTCTTTCCATCACTCCCGACTTGAGGCAAGAGATAGACCTGATCGCAGCCAGTGATGTGGACTGTGTATGCAACCAATTTGCCCTTGAACCCTGTAATAGAGTCAGCTCCCTCCCTGCCCATAAGGGCATCAAGGGCAATCAATTGCTCACGGATAACACGTTCAGACATTTCATTTCTCCTGTTTGTTTGGCAGGGTGATCTTCGCCCGCTTGCCTGAAAAGATAGTCATCAGGTCAGTTGGGATGGGCTGCGCATCAGCAATGCGCTTGCGCATGAGTGCGGAAAGAGAGATTGGATTAACACTTTCCTTCGCAAGATAGTCCACCTTCAGCTTCTTCATTTCTGAAAGCAAGACCTTGAGTGCAGCCTTATCCTTGCTGTTGAGCTCTGCCTTGATCGCTACCTTGATCAAGGAATCAGCGCCATTCTTGCGAAGCCAAGCCATCGCTGCCTTGCGCCTGGCCTCGTTTTCATCATCATCAGGCGGAAGCGTAGCCGACACAATGTCCTTTAGCTCCACTTTTACGCCTTCGATTGTTTCGAAATTCTTCGATCCGGCAGACACCATGATGTTTGGTATCCGGTTCTCGATGATCTCACGCAGCTCCTTCTTGTATCCCGCGACAGCCTCTTCAAGGTTCTCGATAGACCTCATGAGGTGAACTGCTGAATCCACAGCCACACTGATCTCGTTGAGCTGGGAATTGCTTGGGGTTGTCTTTCCAAGAACGCTTTCAAGGTCTTCATCATCCTGTGCACGCTTGCTCTTGCTAGCGTTTACAGAAGGCCTCCCCGGCTTTTGAGCCGGGGAGGCTTTCGGGAGTGGCCTAGACATTACATGCGGCCGTCGCCGTCGCTGCGATCCTCGCCAGCCTGTTCAAGACCGGACAAATCACCCTTGATGAGGCCGCTGGAGGCGGCTTCATAGAAGGAACGGGCCTCAGCCAATAGCTCCTTGCTCGGATCAAGTTCAATGATGGTATCAGATGGATCGAATTTCCAAGTGTACCAATCACCATCATTATTGGAAACCTCAACAGGTTTCGCAATCCAAGAGCGATAGAACATTGGCGGCTGGAACGTTGACCCGTCCGGCTTAGGCACCCGCTCGCCCGTCAGCGCATTCATCCAGCTGCGGCTCGCACGCAATCCAGTCGACGACAACGGAATAAAGGAACGCCGGTAATTGGCGTCCAGATTGAGGACGAAATAGGTTGCCGTTTCAGCGACATAGTTGCCGTTGGGCAGAACCATCTTGCGCTTTTCATCCTGAGTGCACTTGTCGAGGATTGAGCGGTCTGTCCCGTAGTTATTGACAATGCCCTTGCCTGTTGAGCGGGGTGCCCATTCGAGATGAATCATCGCATAGAAAACAGGGATGATGCGAAGCTGCTCCCGGAAAATGTCGCCAGTGCTCACGTCGCAAAAATCACCCAGCTGAGCATCTTCCACATAGTTGGGTTTCTTCTTGTCCAACTGTGGGGAAAGCTTTTGAAGGATCGTGATGCGTGGAACGGAAACATCACGTGCAGTGACATTCTCGAACCCAGAACGATCCCCTTCAAACTCTTCATACGCAATAATGCCGCTGGGAGCGGCTTTCTTGACTGCTGGAAGATTGGGAGTTGGTCCTTTTGTCTTTTCGGGCACGGGTTTCCCCTTTGCCACGGGTTTCGGCGCTACCTTAGCCATCGTCTATTCCCTTGTTTTGTGCTCCCGGAATTAGGAGCGGGAAGAGGTTACACGAAAACATTGAAGAAAGTCTATTTGATTTATTTGTGGGCTTAAGTGATTCAATATTCGTTTCAATCGATACTGATTCCCTCCATGTCGTTACGGTATTTTCAGGATTTCTAATGAAGTAGCAATTTTTGAAGATTTCAGAAAATAAATTAACCCCTCTTTTTTCTATCATTGTTTCGTTCTAATAGTAGCGGCGCGACAGGGAATCATTCATCCCTAGAAAACCAAGAGGACCAATCCATGGCTCGCAAACCGAGAGCACCAGAGACATTCAACTACAAATCGATCCCTGCCCTAGCGGCTTATATAGACCGTGTGGGCGCGACCATGATGAGCTACCGCAAGTACATGGTGCGTGAACAATTGGGAAATGGTTACTACAAAGAGGTAGCCATCATCAGGATCGATGAAGAACACATCATCAATTGCACTCACAAGGACTACGCGCCAACGAAGAAAGAAGTGGAAGAAATTGCAGCCGCAATCCGGGATGTAAAATGGCCTGAACATATTGGAGCGACAGAAGCCCTTCTAAGATCATTGATGAGTGTTGCTCAAACTAACCTCGATATGCTCTTTGTGTTCTGGAACCGTCAAACAGGGCTCATCGACTTTGTTCAGGAGCGCCGCAACCACAAGGACGGGACAAAGGACTATTTCCCATGGACCTATTATAACGATGGCCGTTGGAGACAGATGGAGCCGCCCGATAAGCTTCCACTTTGGAAGCCTAAGGTCAAGCGCTCAAACAAGATCATGATTCACGAAGGTGCTAAAACAGCACGCTTCGTTGAAGAGCTATGTACATCAAAGGAAAAGGAATATGCGGCCATCCGCACAGTCCATCCTTGGTATGAAGAGCTCAAGGAGTATGAACACTGGGGACAGGTGGGTGGAGCCCTAGCAGCACACCGCGCAGACTACCGCGAGGTAGCGAAAGAGAAGCCAACAGAGGTTGTCTATGTATGCGACAATGATCCGCCAGGAATGAGGGCTGACTCTGATGTGAGCAGGGCTTATGGCGGGCTGCTCTACATTGTGAAGTTTGACAACCGTTGGAAATACGGATTTGACCTTGCTGATCCTATGGAGCCGGGGAAGGATTGTGCCCGCCTCTTCAACAAGAAGGGGAAATACATTGGCCCCTCGATTAAGCAACTCATACAACCAGCAACATGGGCCACAGACCTCGTGCCCAATCCAAGCGGAAAAGGCGCAGCGCAAATCCGCCTGAGACCAATTTTCCTCGAATCAATCGAACATTCAGTGAAGCCCCTCTTGTTCGTGTTCAAGCACCGCTATGACCTGATCTATAGTGCTGATGAATTTGACAATGTTGTCGCCCCCTTCTCCAACAGTGTGAACACCAGTTCAATCGTTCTAAGGGACAATGCCTCGAAAGCTATTCAGCTAGACTACAACCCATCACGTGAACCAGGCATCTACGCAACATCAGATAATAGGAGAAGGATCAACACTCACATCCCGACTAGCCTTGTGGCTAGGGAGGGTGATGCTTCGACATTCATTGAATACATGGAGTATCTCATCCCAGAGGAAAAGGACCGGATCGAAACGCTACGCTATATGGCGACGCTGGCGCATCACCCTGAAATCCGTATCCAGTATTCAATGCTGCTCATATCAGAGACTCAAGGTATCGGCAAAACAACGCTAGGCGAACGGATCATGAGGCCAATCGTGGGCATGAACAATTCGTCGGTGGTGAGTGGGGAAAGCCTTGTGAATCCGAATTTCAATGGCTGGGCAGCGCACAAGCGCCTCATCATCTGTAATGAAATTTACCACGGACACAACCTCAAGGCTTATGATAACCTCAAGTCAGTCATCACAGAGGGGACTATCTCGATCAATGAAAAGTTTCAAAAGGCATATGAGATAGACAACTGGGTCCACGTCATCGCCTGCTCTAACTCGCTAAAAGCCTTGAAGCTTGATGAGAATGACCGCCGCTGGTTTATCCCTAGCTTGAACAATACAAAGAAGCCGCCCGCGTACTGGGAGCGCTTCTTTAACTGGCTGGAGGATGAGGACGGGATCAGCATTGTCTATGGATGGCTCAAGAAATTCCTATCCCCCGCTTCCGGCAAGGATAAGAGCATATACACAGGACACTCCCCTATCTATAAAGGCGACATGCCCCCCAGCTCCTCCCTTAAGCAACAAGTGATCAACGAGAACCTTTCGAAGGGGCTTCTCATGGTTGCAGGCGTCATCGATAAGGTCAAAGAGGATGCTGAGGCTAAAAATGAGGAAGTGTTCCTGATTGATTCACAGCTTCAAGACCTAATCCGTAACAAGATGTATGATGGGCGGCACAATGACCGGCTCGAAAGCTATTTGACCATCCGGAAGCTGGCCTTGAACAGGGGGTGGTTTGCCAGAAATGGTGAGGTAGGAATGGCACAAAATCCACAGTGGAATACCCGTGGTGTCCGGTCAACCATCCTGTACAGCACGGCGAAATTCGCCAAAACCAGCTGGATAGACCTTGTAAAAGAGGGGCGGAAGCCTGCCGATCTCACATGGTTTAGCTCCTTAATGTGATGAAATTAGGGGGTAGAAATTGTGAAAAAAGGACGAAAAATGCTGATTTTACGCATCTCAATTCCGTAATGTGATGACAATCAGCTTCGGATCGTGGTCCATAAAAGGAGGAGGAACAATGACTTAATGTAATTTGTCGTAGCGTAAACCCTTTCACCCCCGTTTATATCTTTCTATATTCCGGCTGAAATGTTAGAAAGAGGAAGGGTATAATATTAGAGTAGAGTATAGAAAAGGTAAGAACGGGGGTGAAGGGTATTACGCTACGACAAGTGACTCATAACAGATAGGAGTTTATTATGCGTCAGTACGTGAAGGAAGCCCCTCGGTTGAATGAAAAGAAATTGCGTAGCTGGATACGTCAAGTCATGTCCTCCTACACAACGTGGAAATACAGCACAGACAAGGACGTGATTCAATGGGTTGAGCCTTCCATGGGATCGACAATTGGACTGCCAGACATGCTGCTGAAAGTTGGAAAGTCCCGCATTCCTGTTGAACTCAAATCTTGGTATTACAGAAAGAATCAAAAGTTGATTGTGAAATCAAAGAGACGTGATGGGAGAAAAATCATCAAAAAGATGCTGCCTGAAGAAAACAGGGTTGTCGCAAAGATGAGGCCTGCTCAAGTTCGCTATCACATTCTGTCCTCCCGTAGGGGAGAGAAAACAGCAATAATGTTTTCATGTCATATACAAGGAATTATTCATTGGGAGGTTTATGTCATCGCGGGAAAGCATTGTCCGATGGGGGATGAAAAGATCGATATGAGTAAAGCAGTTCAGGTTGGCAGCTTAAGAGATTTGCAAGGGGGCGATGATTCAATTAAAGCTTCCCGGCTTAAGATCATCAAAACACTATCATCCCCCTCTTTCTGGGAGTGAACAATGAAACAGCATTGGGCAATAGCTGTTGTTGTCGCTGGAAGGGAGCGTGAGATTCAAAATGTTTTCGCTGGAGAGTATAAGCTTGAATGTTGGTATCCAGTTGGAACGGTAATCACAAAGCCAAAGCGGAAGCATCAGCCTATTCATATCAGTCAGCCTGTCTTTGCGGGATATATCTTTGTGACGTACCGGCCTCTTATGCTGATTAGCCTGCTTCACGAGGGGAAGCTTAAGGGCCTGTTGGGCTATATACAGGACGGGGAGAATGTGTTCCCCCTTCCGGGAGAGGTTATCGCTGACCTAAAACGCAGGGAGGACAGTGGGGAGTTTGATCAGTTAGTCGCTAAGGCGAAAGAGCGGAAAAGCTTTGTGAAAGGTGATAGGGTATTGATAACAAATAGTGTTCTGGGATCGCACATAAATGGAAAGGTTGGTATTGTACAGGAGAATTGTCTCAATAAACAGAACGTCTCTGTTATTGTAAGCGGCTTGAAGCTTCGTATGTCAGTTGCTTTCGCGGAAAAAATCGCCTAAAGGTCTGGCCCCAATAAGACGGCTGTTGGGTGATCCTGTAACGCTATGCGGCGAGTTGCGGCCCAACCAACCAAACTCCTACATTTAGGGTGTGGTCGTTGTTTACCATCTGAACAACATCAAGAAGGATCGAACTCAACAAGTTGAGTTCGCAAGCCACATTGCAGCAAGAGCTACAATGTGCACCTGAGTCCAAGAACTACTTCATCAAAATGCTGTTCAATGTCAAATGCAGTTACGCGCGATGGCGCGTGAAGCTTTGCTTTGAACCATAACGAAAGATCATCATCAATGAAACGTATCCGGCGTAAGATCAATCCTGGTCACGTTGCTCGTTCAGCAGCAACAATGACCATGAAGGAACTGGCTGAGGCAACAGGCAAAAAGCCCAAGGGCGATTGGACTGATAATCTCCGCCTCGATCAGGTCAAGTTCTGTTGGGAGTATTTCAGCGATTGGGATGCAACACTCGCGGTTCAGCGCTCTAACCTAGCGGGCCTTAATGCTCAGAGGAAGGATTGCTACACCAAGGGGGTTCAGTATCTGAAGGATGAAAACGTCCAAGATGCTATCCAGCAATTTCGTCAAGGCGAGAATGAACAATATGCTTCTCTCCGTGTTCGGATGGTTGATGAGCTCACAAAGCTTTCCTTTTACAACACTGGTGACTATATCGCTATCCGTAAGAACACCGTTCAGATTCACGACACTGTTAAGCTTGATGAACGGCAAATGCAAGCCTTCAAGCGGGTTAAGCAGGTAAAGGGCAAGTCCCCCTCTATGGAGGTGGAGTTTCATGACAAGATCAAGGCAATGGAACTGCTTGACAGGATGACGGGCGGGGGACAGATCGGGATTCAAAACAACGTCAACATCAATGGGGGTAAGGGCGGCATTGCCGTACAAATCTCCCCGATGGAGGCGATGGCAGCAGGGATCGGTACAGATCACATTCAAGAAGGCGAGTACACGGATGTGACACCCAAGACCAATGGATCATCCCATTGACTGCCTACAATAAGATTGCCTTGGCAGACACTGATAAGGTCTTGTCAAGGATGTTGGACGAAAACCGTCACTTGTGGTCCAAGAAGAAAGGCTTGGTTGCGAAGCCACGTGGTAATTCGAACATCGAGGATTTCCAGAAGCAAGGTTGGGCAGCATTGTGTGATGATGAATCCACTCACATATTGCTTGCAGGCGGTGCGCGTTCCGGCAAGACCTATCTCATCATCAAGTATTTGATCATTCGTGCTTTCTATGCCCCGGAAGGCTCGCAAGTTATTCTCCGCTTCCGCTTCAATCATCTTAAGGCATCGATCATCAACGATACCTTTCCGTCAGTTTGCAAGAATGAGTGGCCGGGGGAACGCCTATTCTATTTTAACCGCTCTGATTGGTTTGCTGAGTTCTCCAATGGACACAAAATCTATTTTGGTGGACTGGATGACAAGGACCGGACAGAGAAGATTTTGGGACAGGGTCACCTCACCATCTTCAACAATGAGATTTCCCAGATCAGCTATTCCTCCCGCAACAAGGCGGTAACGCGCCTGTCGCAGAAGATTGCTGTACCGGGATCGCGCTATGGCTACATGCCACTCAAGGAGATCAATGATGAGAACCCGCCAATGGAGGGGCATTGGTCTTATCGTCTTTGGATAAAGGGGGTTGATCCAGCATCAGGAGCGCCAGTCATCAATCCCAAATCCTATCGTCACGTGTTCATGCAGCCAGCGAACAATCCTCATATCCCAGAGGCCACCAAGAACATTCTCCGCTCATTGCCTAAGCGGGAGCGTGTTAGGTTCTGGGAGGGTAAGTTTGGTGAGTCAACGGATAATCCCCTCTGGACGTATGAGTCCATTGAAGCATCAAGGATTGAGTTTGCTCCTAAAACATTGACCAATGTCGTTGTTGCTATTGATCCGAGCGGCACGAAGGGGAAAGAGGATGAGCGGAGCGATGAGGTGGGGATTGTTGTTGCCGCTACAGATATCAATAGCAATGTCTACATTCTTGAAGATGCCTCAGGGCGTTATCCCCCTCAAGGGGAAGATGGATGGGGAGCTATCGCCACTCGCCTGTATCACAAGTACAAGGCAGACCGGATCATTGGAGAAGTGAACTTTGGCGGTGCGATGGTTGCTGCTGTCGTCAACATTGCTGATCCAGACGTTCCCTTTAAGGAGCTACACGCATCAAGAGGCAAGGCAGTCCGTGCTGAGCCAATCGCAACGCTGTTCGATAAGCGGAAGGTCTTTCTGGTTGGTAACTTTCCTGAGCTGGAGGAGCAGCTGTTACAGTTCTCTAGTTCGGGATACAATGGGGAAAAGAGCCCTGACCGTGCTGATGCGATGGTTTGGGCCGTTAGTGATCTTGCATTGGATTTGATTTCGGGATTGGGGCTGATGGAGTTCTACCGGCAGAGCAATGACTCTACTTCAACGCCAACGCCAACGCTTCCTTCTCCTGATGTCATTCAGCCATCTCAATCCTTCCCACATGTTGTGTCATTAGAACGGGAAGCTATCCGGCCTTCGAATGAAATGATCATGATGAGTGCGCCGGAAGGAATAGCTGGTACATTCTATTCACGTTCAGGCCGTGTATACAACATCGAGGATGGAACAATCAAGGTGCTGCGTAATTCATCACAAGAGCTAGTTGACTCTGGATTCAAGGAAATTCTCTGATGGCAAAAGGCCAGCGCAACTTTCGCCTTCCAAATCCTGGCGGGACACGCGACACTCAGGACCAAGGTAACAAGCGGTCCTTGACAGTGAACAGTGGCGGCAATGACTATGGTTTCATGTCATATGGAACTACGGTCAGCCTTGGCTTTACTCCTGGCATTCAGCAAGGGAATGGAGCGGATTGGTTTGGGCCTCTCAACCCAATGTCGCCAACAGCGCCAATCGAGGTGGAAGGACGGCGTTTTGATTTCCCCTCTGGCTACAATCTCATTCAAATTCCGCGCGCCTATGAGTCAATCAGCTTCTCTGAAATGCGTGCGCTTGCGGATGCTTATGACATCTTGCGGCTTGTTATTGAGACACGCAAGGATCAGATGGAAAAGCTGAACTGGTCTATTCAGCCCCGCAAGAACCACAAAGGCGAACAGATCAATGATGAGGATGACTCTGCCATTGTGGAGATTTCCCGGTTCCTTGAAAGGCCTGATGGCAAGAATGACTGGGGTGCTTGGCTTCGTGGTATTCTTGAGGACATGCTTGTCATTGATGCTGCCTCTCTCTATTGCCATGAGACATATGGCGGAAAGCTTCTTGGGCTCGAACAGATCGATGGTGCAACAATCAAGCGGGTCATTGATGATTGGGGCAGGACACCTGAGCCCCCTGTCCCTGCCTATCAACAGGTTCTCAAGGGGCTGCCAGCAGTCGATTACACTGCAGATCAATTGATCTATCTTCCACGCAACGCCCGCGTCCACAAGGTGTATGGATACTCGCCGGTGGAACAAATCATTATGACAATCAACATTGGCCTGCGGCGCCAATTGTTCCAACTTCAATACTACACTGAGGGCAATATCCCGGAAGCGCTCGTGGGAACACCTGAGATGTGGACCCCAAAACAGATCAAGGATTTCCAAGACAACTTTGATGCAATGCTTGCCGGCAACATGTCCAATCGCCGCCGCATCAAGTTTGTTCCGGGTGGTGTAGCAAAAACCTTCATTGCGACCAAAGAGGTTGAGCTCACTGGAGTCATGGACACGTATCTTGCGAAGATCGTGTCTTTTGCGTTCTCAATCTCCTATGCGTGGATCGAAACGAAGATGAACCGCGCAACAGCAGACACAGCGCAAGAGGTTGCACTTGAGGAAGGCTTGAACCCAATCATGAACTGGGTCAAGCGGTCCATTGACCTTATCATACGCAAGTATTGGCCATCATCCAAGCTTGAGTTTGTTTGGCTTGAAGAGGAAGATGTTGATCCAGTCAAACAAGCCGATATCATTACGAAGCTGACCAATGGTGCGTTGATGCGTCCCAATGAGGGGCGCGACAGGCTTGGTTTGCCGCCTGATCCGAAGGGGGATGAACTCCGCTACAACGGAACACTTCTCAAGACCTCAGCAGAGGAAAAGGAAGCAGCAGACCAAAAGGCAGCGGAAGCCGCAGCAGCATTCGGATTGCGTCCCAATAGGAGTGATGACCCTAGCGGGCGCAAGGAGGGGGAAGCCGCTGAACCCGCCCCAGGGGCACCGAAAGCGCAAGCCAACGGAAATGGTAGCGGTGATTCGCCTTCCCCCTCCAATGACAAGGGAGGCGATGCTGAGAAAGCATCGAGCACCTTTCGCAAGCGGTTCAACTACTACAACCCTCAAGAAGGCTCGCACAGTCATCGCCATGACTCACCGCACAAAGGCAGTGAGCAAAGGGGAGAAAGCCCTAGGCCGTAAGCTTCGCCAGAAGCTAAGGCAGCTAGGGCGTAAGGTCATTATTGAGGTTCTAGCGGCAATCCCTTCTGATTTACTCGGCAAGGCAGAGAGTGATGATAACGCAAGGATCGCAAGCGATGCTGCGCAACGCGCAGCCGATAACCTTGAATGGGACATTCTCATCAATGCCACTCAAGAGGAAATCGAAGCAGTAACAATCGATGGCCTTAAGCAGGCGTTCTTGCGTCTTGGCATTTCGGACAGGGACATCACTGATCAGGTTTTCGAGGAAGCCCGTGAATGGGCAAAGGACCGTGCTGCTGAGATGGTTGGCATGCGGTACAATGATGATGGAGACCTCGAACCAAATCCAGATGCAGAGTACAATATCACTGAGAGTGCCCGTGATGACATTCAATCGAAGGTGACGCGCGCCATCGATGAAGGATGGAGTTCTGATGACCTTGCTGATGAGATTGAGTCTGTTGGCTCCTTTTCCCCGGAACGCGCACTCATGATCGCAAGGACAGAGATTATCCGCGCCAATAACGAAGGCCACATGATTGCGTTCCGCGAAAGCGGCGTTGTTCAGATGAAAGAGTGGTCAACTGCGGAGGATGGCGATGTCTGTGATATTTGTACGGAAAACGAGGAACAAGGACCAATCCCCTTGGATGACGTATTCCTATCGGGAGACGATGCAGCTCCAGCTCATCCGAATTGCCGCTGCGTCATTGTCGCTGTTATTGCGGATGAAGCACCAGAGATTGATTCGCAAGGTGGCGCGTAATGTCCAAGATGGCAGTTCTGATTGAGGATAGCCTTTGGGACAATCGATCTATTCCAGGGGCAATCAAGTACTGGACTGTTGAGGGATCAAATGAGATACGTGGATTCAACTTCACTTGCCCTTGTGGCTGTGAAAGGATTGGGTCGGTACGTTTCGAAATTCCGGGGAAGCGTTCAGGCTGGTGGTGGAATGGAAGTCAGCACATCCCCTCCATCAAGCCAAGCATCAATCTACAGATCGATGATGGAAATGGCGGGTTAGTATCTCATTGGCATGGGTTCTTGACTGATGGAGTATTCTCCTGATGGCTTTGATCGTTATGTACACTTCGGTTCCGTACAGAACGTTCATAGTCAGTAGTGAGAACGTTTATGTAAGTGACCGGTATGGATTGATCGAGAATGTTGTTAGCTTATCAGATCAAAATGATTTGCTGGCAGCAGGATGCGTCACGATTATTCCAGTTCCAACTTACGTAGTTCCAACAGGCATCACGAAGCAAGCAGCACAGAACATTCTAGCTGGACAACCAGTCATATCGAACCTAACAGGCCAGCTAATTCTCGCTCAAGCTAACTTCATCAACAATTGTAAGGCCCCAGTCATCGCAGGGACTTCAGGGAACGCAGGACAATCAGTTCAGCTGGCAGCTTCCTATCTTACGCTGAGTGATTGGAGCGGTGTGATTGGCTCCCCTTCGCTGATAGCCAATGTGATGTATTTCCTCTCTGCCTCTGTTGCGGGAACAATGACAAGCACCCCTCCATCGGCAGCCGGGGAGATTGTACTGCGTATGGGATTAGCGATTGATGGACAAACGCTCGCGATCCTAACCAACAATCCAATTCAACTCTAGGAGATAGAACATGGCCACAAAAATTCCGCTTGTGCTTGGGGCTGATGGAAATATTCAGCAGCTTCAAACTGGCGATTCAATTGTTATTGCGACAGCCAACACGGATGTTGTCACAATGACCAATGGAGAAGCGACCGCAGCAGTCATTGGGGCTCCTGTCTATGTATCTTCAGCAGATACATTTATGCGTGCACAAGCCAACACTTCCGCTTCATCGAAGGCATGGGGCATGGTGTATGATTCTCCCAACATCGCCAATGGCGCCAGCGGCTCTGTTGCGACAGACGGGATCGTGACCGCGACAACGACACAATGGGATGCAGTTACAGGTCAATCTGGCGGCCTCACTCCTGGGTCAGACTATTTCCTCAGCGCAGCGACGGAAGGACAAATGACGACAACACCTCCATCGACAGTGGGACAGTATGTCGTCAAACTGGGCAAGGCCCTCTCCTCTACCAAGTTTGACTTGTCTGTTGACTCTCCAATTCTTCTGTAGTGGGAGGGGCTTTTGGCCAAGAGACCACCAATTGTTTTAGGAGCAAATGGCTTTTTTCAACAGCTTCAAACAGTAGATCAACTTGGCATCATTTATCAGACAGAGATTGATCTCGGCCCAGTAGCAGTCAAGGAAGCTACGTTTGCTGTTGAGAATGAGGCTGTTGATAGTTCTTCAAGGATCATCGCCTTTCAATCTGGGGAAGCGGCAACTGGCCGCCAGTTTGATGAGAATCAAATGGACCTTCTAGCAATGAATGCTCGTTTTGCTGGAGGGGGTTCCTTTGCCTTGTATGTGTATGTGTTGACGGGCAGAGCAAGCGGCAAGTTCAAAGTTAATTATCTTGTTGGGTGAAACATGGCAACGATTCAAGACGCAACTGGTACATTCACTGCTGACGTAACATCAGATAGTGAACTATCTATCGCTCTCACGAAAATACTTGCGAATGCAGGCTATGCTATCGCAACAGGCGAACAGCACGATGGGTCAACTGGCGCCGCCGCCTTGCGCCGTTCCATCGGAGTTTCTTCATTCAAGCGCATGAAGGCTGGAATGGACAGCTCCCTTTGGGAGGATGTTTTCAATCATACGATCTTGAACTCAAGAAAGTACCTACAAGCTGCAACAACAATGACTGCAGCAGTCGCCTCGGGTTATCTTGCATTGAACTCTGGCAACTCTGTAGCAACAGCAACAGGCATCATCCAACGCACCTACAAGTCATTCCCCCTTTGGAGTGAACAATCAATCAGCATCGACATTACATTTGCCCTTTCTGTTGTTCCTCAAGCGAACAATGAAATCTATCTTGGAGTTGGTATTCCCAATACAGCAGTAACTGTCCCGCTGGACGGGTTGTATATGTTCTGGACCAATACTGGGGCTTTTCAACTTGTTGCAAACAACAATGGAAGCATTGTAACAAGTGGGAATATCGCTTTCACTTGGACTGCTGGACGTATGTATGATGCGAAGATTTTGATCCAGCGAAATGGGATTGAACTTTACATTGATGATGTCTTGTATGCGTCTCTCTCCCGCCCAACATCGTTGCCAAACGGTAACTCTCTTTCCCTCAACAATGAGGGCTATCTGTTTGGGCAAATCCGTAACACAGCAGCAACAGGCGCTGCTCAGCAGCTTCGTATTGGCTCTTGGGGAATTCAAAATCGGGATGTACCCAATCAAATGCCAATCGGGGATTTCAAGACCCTTCAAGGTGAACACTCAATCGCAGTTCCTGATAGCGTTGCAGTTGGTAATACGAATGGAATGGGCAATAGCACTGTTCCAGCTTCCGCTACTCTTTCCAACACAGCAGCAGGCTACACGACGCTGGGAGGACATTTTCAATTCGCTTCTGTTGCGGGAGCGGAAACGGATTTTGCCTTGTTCGCATATCAAGTTCCCGCGAACGGTGTCAGCCTTGTCGGCAAGGGCTTTGTTGTTACGGGGGTGGAACTCACTGCATGGAACACAGGGGCAGCAAATGGCGCCGCAATCTATGTGTTGAACTGGTTTCTTGGGATTGGTTCCACCGCAGTGTCCCTTGCCACAGCAGATGCAGCAACAACGAAAGCCCCTCAGCGCTTCCCCTTGGGAGCAATGACACTCGCGAATGCGGCCGCAATCGGGACACTTTTCACTAATCCAATCTCATCTGATTTTTCAGCAATGAAGTTGATGGTTAATCCTGGTGAGTTTATTCACATCATCCTCAGGATACCAACTGGAGTGCTCACAGCATCTCAAATCATTCGTGGATTGGCCGGGGTAAAAGGCTTCTGGCTGTAACAGCAAGCTATTAAGAAAGAACAAGGAGACTGTCATGATCATTATGCTTTCGCAAGTTCCACAGCGCACATTTGTTGTGAGCTCTGGCAATGTCTACGTGAGCGATCAGTATGGCATTATTGCGAATGTCGTTTCTACTGCTGATCAAGAAGATTTGACGACTGCAGGTTGCGCAACCCTTCTTGCCAATGCGCCGGATGATATGCTCGGATACCGTATTGCTTGCAACATGAATGTGACGACTGATCAAGCAATATCGAACCTCAACAACTCGCTCAAGTTCCGTCCCAAACGCATCATCGTCACCAATGCATCAATCTCTCTCACCACAGCTCAAGGTGGATTGTACACTGGCGCTGGCAAGACAGGAACAATCATTGTTGCTGCAGCCCAAGCCTATTCTACCTTGACGGCAGCAAACATTGCGCTGGAGTTGACGCTTAACTCGCCCAATATCGTTTTGCCGGCTGGAACACCCCTCTTTCTTTCCCTCACCACAGCACAAGGTGCGGCCGCAACGGCTGACTTGTATATCTTTGGTGATGCGTACCCAATTTCCTAGGAGGCTGACATGGACCGTAACCTGCTGTTTGTTCCGATCACGAAGATTGATGAAGAGAAGCGCCTTGTGTATGGGATCGCAGCAGCGGAAATCCTCGACAAGGCCAATGAGATATTTGACTATGATTCCTCAAAGCCAAACTTTGAGTCATGGTCCCAAAGCTTCGTGGAAGCAACTGATGGCAGAAGTTTCGGTAATGTTCGCGCGATGCACGGCAAGGTTGCGGCAGGGCGGCTGGAACAAATTGAATTCAACGATGATGACAAGCAGATTCAAGTCTGTGCGAAGATCATCGATGATACGGAATGGAAGAAAGTCCATGAGGCAGTCTACACAGGCTTCTCCATTGGCGGCTCCTATTCCCGGAAGTGGAAGGATGGAGAGGCAACCCGTTACACCGCCATTCCGTCTGAAATCAGTATCGTGGACAATCCATGCGTTCCAAATGCGTTGTTCACAATGGTCAAGATGGATGGCACAACTGAACAGCGTGCCTTCGCAATCAACAAGGAGACAAACATGATTACCAACGACATGGTTGCAGCGAAGGCCAAGGAAATGGCAAAGGCTGCTGGCGATGAAAACAAATGGTCACAATTCTTGGATGCTGCACGGATGGAACTGGAGAAGGGCCTTCCTTCTGGCGCTTCAGGTTCTGGGGCTGATCCTGTTGGTGATGGGACTGGTAGCGGCGGGAATAGTCCTGATGGCAGTGGTGTGGGTGTTGGTGTTCATTCTGCTGATGATGTGAACAAGGGTTCTCTCCCTTCTGGCGTTGATTCAGGGGCAAGCAATGCCCTC